ATTTTGCGTAAAAGCATAAAGGTACTGCCTATTGCTAAAATGCAGGATGCCATATATGTAGGGCCTCGCATAAGCAGTAGAAGCAAAAAGAGGCAGCCTTATTACGCTCATTGGGTTGAGTATGGTAAAAAGGGATATCAAGGTGTAAAGTATATGAGCAGGGCTTACGATTCAATGAGGGGAGAAGTCTTGAAGCGTGTGGCTGACGGATTGAGGGATTCATATAACAAAGCGATACGAAGTGTCTCAAACAGGTAAGGTCATTAGAACGCTACTGACAGGTGATGCTACGATCACAAGCCTTGTGGGGACAAAGGTGCGCATGGGGCGTATGGATCAGGTCGAGGACTATCCAGCTATCGTCTTCAAGCAAGTTAGTACAATGCCTAACGATCATAAGCTGGGGACGAGTGTGGCCGACCAGGAGAGATGGCAGGTGAGTGCCTTTGCGGAAAGCTACGCTGAAGCCTATGAGATAGCTGACCGCATCAGATTTGTATTAGATGGTGTGAATCAGCAAGTTGTGAATGGAGTAGATGTAGACGGGGTGATGTTTTTGGATGAGACTGCGCTACCCTATGATGATGAAACAGATACAGCGCAGGTTGCACATGACTATCAAATAAGAGTAAGACGATGAACGTAAAGTTTATAAAAGACTGGGAAGGCAATAGGGGTAAGATTCACCCTGCTGGGTCGTATCATAAGATCGGGACGGCTGCTGCGCGTCAGTTGATCAAGCAGGGCTATTGTGTAGAGATGCCTGAACATCTTGGGCTTTTGCAGTTGTACAGAAACCCGGAGTTGATTCCGGATGAATATAAAACACACGAGGCTATTGAAGTTGAAAAACCAAAGGAAGCAGTTATCGAGGAAATTGATAACGATGACCTTGGATTGAATGGATTCTTTAACAAATTCAAAAATAAATAGCCATGCCTACAACGGGAGTTATTAACACAAGGCTGCTCAGAGTGTACACAGGTGCGACTCCTGTTGCAGTCGCTTGTGCTACGGATGCGCAGTTGTCGCTTAACACGGAGTTGAGAGACGCAACGTGCAAGGACACCGGTGGATGGAGAGACATCTTACCAGGACTGAAATCAGGACAGATAACCACATCTGGACTTTACAAAGACAGCGATGCCCCTACTGATGGTGGCTTCACAGATCTTTATGATGATTGGGATGCAGGGACTACCGTTACTGTAAGGTTTTCAACGGAAGTAGCAGGTGACTCTTATTGGGAAGCGTCTGCATACATCACCTCGTTGGAGTTGAACTCTTCAGGTGTTGACGAAAACGTGACTTATTCAGCTACGTTTGAGATCGCTGGAACGATCACCAAAGCAGTAGGTACATAGTAACCATAAACCCCTAAGATGTATAAGATCAAGATCAATGAGAAGGAGTGGCCATTGGATTTTTCAATGGCTACCCTTGCTCTTTTTGCGAGAGAGAATGGTGATGGGCTAAATGCCCTGACGAGTGGCTTTACAATGGATTTGCTTGGTATCATGCGGTTCATGGCAATATCTGTCCAGGAAGGCTGCGATAAGAAAAAGCAAAAACTGCCAGATGATTTTTCATGGAAGACGGTAGCTGATTGGTTTGAGAAAGACCCTGAATTAGCTGGTAAGTTTTTAACGCTTTACTATGAAAGCCAGGGGTTGAAGTTGACAGAGGATGAAGGTGATCAGGTGGGAAAGCTGAACGCATAACCTTTGATGACTTACAGGCCCGTGCGTGTGGTTATGCGAGGATGTCAGTTAGTGAGTTTTGGTCATCGACCCTTAGAGAGATCAACAATAAGATCCGGGGCTTCATACAAATAGAGACTGAGCGCAATAGGGCAGATTGGGAGCGTGTACGATGGCAGACGGTAAACCTTCTGAACATCCATATAGACGAGAAGCATCGTTACAAGCGCGTATATGACCTATTGATGTGCCCTTGGGAGGAGGATGGCATACGGAAACGACTGAAAGAAGAAAGAGAGGCTGCACAGGCCATTTTCAAAAAGTGGGATCAGAAGCCCGTAAACAAATAGTATGGCATCGATTGGTACTATCAAGGTCAGAGTAGGGGCAGATATCGCTGGACTCAAGAGAGGCTTAAAAAATGCGGAGTACCGATTAAATGCCTTTGGTCGCAATGTCGGTGGGGCTGCCGATTCAATCAACAGAAACATAACGATTCCGTTCGCCTTGGCTGGTGCTGCCAGCATCAAGATGGCAACGGATTTTGAGTCATCCATGACTAAGATCTCTTCTCAGGTGGGTATTGCCGGAGATGAGGTCGATAAGATGAAAGGTCAGGTGTTAGATCTGGCCGGGAGTACAGCTCGTGCGCCTAAAGAGCTTGCAGACGCTATGTTCTTCGTGCAGAGTGCCGGACTTAGGGGGGCAGAGGCAATGGACGTACTTGAGATGAGTGCGAAAGCTGCCTCTGCTGGTTTTGGTGAGACAAAGGTAGTAGCCGACCTTGTTACGTCCGCTATGAATGCCTATGGGAGCGAGACCCTAAGCGCATCAATGGCCACCGATGTTTTGGCGGCTACTGTTAGGGAGGGTAAGGCTGATGCTGAGAGTTTGACAGGGGCGATGGGTGCTGCTTTGCCTATGGCTACTGCGATGGGCATAAAGTTTAATGAGTTGGGCGCGGCCATTGCCGGAATGACCAGAACGGGTACGAATGCAGACACGGCTGTTACTCAATTAGGTCAGATCATGATGACCTTCCAGAAACCAGCTGCGGAATCTGAGAAGATCGTAGGTATGCTGGGTACATCGATGTCGGAGTTGAGGAAGCGTATAGCTGACGAGGGATTGATGAGTGTCCTTGTTGATCTGCGCAAGAGGCTGAAAGAAGCAGGGATAGAGACTGCTGAACTCTTCAGAGACAAGAGGGCTTTGGCTGGGGTGCTTGACTTGACGGGGGGCAACATGGAGGACAACATCGCCATTATGGAGCGCATGAACGATGTTACAGGTGATAGTGCCAAAGCCTTCGAGATTGCTAGTCAGACAGCTGAATTTAAGTTCAATCAGGCGTTGGCTAATCTGCAAAAGTCATCTATTGAGCTGGGTAACACCTTGCTCCCGTTGGCGGTTGACTTGGTAGACAAGTTGAACGCATTGGTTACTTGGTTTGATAGCCTTGATGCTTCAACGAAAAAGAACATCATCAACTTTGGGTTATTTGCCTCTTCGATGGGTATCGGGTTGAAGGCGGTATCGATGTTTTCAGGTGGTGTGGCAGGGTTGACAAAGGCTTTCAACTTTATGATCCCTACCGCTGTAAAGGCTGGCAGGTCTTTAACTACGTTGGATAAGATAATGAACGCAACCAAGATCGGGTTGCTGATAGCTGGGGTAACGGCTGCTTATCTGGCTTATAGAAAGTTGACAGAAGGGCTAAGGTCAGCGGCAGAAGAGAAGAGGGTTTATAATAAGCTGATGACGGATGCGGCTGCATCTGCAAGGGCTGAAATGGTCAATGTAGAAAGCCTGATCTCTGTAATCGAAGATGAGACAATAGCGAAGGAGAAGCGATTAGAGGCGCTAAAGGAGTTACGATCTATTAGTCCTAAGTATTTTGGGGATCTCGACATTGAGGATGGCAAGGTCAAGGGGCTTACAAAGGCTTATGACGCATTTGCAGAGGCTACATTGCGCCAAGCTAAGATCAGGGCGGTAAGTGATCAGGTTCAGGAGTATGTCAGTGAGTTAGTCAAGGCTGAAGCTGACCTTGAACGGATCAAGGAGGGTAACGCTACCTTTTGGGAGGAGTTCAACGCTATCGGCTCCAGTGATTTTGAGGGTTCGGTGATCAAGGACGCTCAAATGCAAGTTGATCAGTTGAATAGCAAGATTGACAATTTGCTGCCAAAGTTGAAGGAATTGCGAGGAGGTGGTGAATCTGATGGCCCTGAATCGGGAATCACACAGTTACCAGAAGTTGTTGTAACCTCTGACGCATCTGACAAGGTAAAAGAGTTAACTGATGCTCAGAAGGAGCATATAGAGAAGGTAAAAGAGTTACAATCTACTCTTCAAAAAGAGCTGACAAAGGCAGATGAGCTTTATGAGATTCATGGCAATGTAGTTGACCGCAACGCTGACAAGCAAAGGGCCTTGCAGTCGGCTATTGAGGGTTTGATAGATTTAGGGTTTAAGGCAGGTAGCACGGCTGTTCAGGTGTTGGTCAAACAGATGGACGATCTTCAATCGGCTACCGATGACTATAAGGCTGATAGGCTTGTTGGTGAGATTGCGAGGCTTGACAATATTCAAATAGAGCCGATTAAGATTGAGGCAGATATACCAACTGCTGAAGAGTTGTCGCCCCATGTGCCAGTTATAGATGGCATTATCAAGTATAGTGCTGAATTTGATCAAGGAGGTGTTACCCGGGCTGGAGATGCCTTCAAGGGGTTATTTGATTCAATTAACAAAAATGGCGGCAAAATTGGGTCTGATATAGGCGAGAAAATGGTTGGCGGCATAGATGCGGCTGCAATGGCATTAGAGCAGTTTTCAGAAACTTGGGCGGCTTTTTCAGAGATGAAGCAAGCCGAGCTTAATAAGGAGTATGAGCAAGAGTTAGCCAGGATTGAAGGAAGTAATATGGCCAATGAGCAGAAGGAGCAGGCCAAAATAAAGCTAGAAGAAAAGTACGCTAAAAAGCAAAGGGAGTTAAACAAGAAGATTGCTATACAGAAAAAGGTTGCAGCTGTCAGCCAATCTATAATAAATACAGCATTGGCTGTTTCAAGGGCTTTAACAGAAGGGGCTTTTGCTGGCCCTGTTTTAGCTGGTATTATTGGGGCAATGGGCGCAGCCCAGACCGCTATCATTGCGGCTACTCCTACTGGATTTGCGAAAGGGGGTAAAATAACAAAGCAGTCAGGCAAGGTAACCGGAATCACCAACGCAACACCTCGTGCCGATGGTGACCATATATTAGCCTACCTCAAAGCAGGAGAAGCAGTCTTGAACCAAGATCAGATAAGGGCCTTGGGAGGTGCGCCTACTCTGTCCGCAATCGGTGTGCCTGGATTCTCAGGAGGCGGTGTAGTCGGTACTATGCAGTCAAGTAGCGTTCCATTGCCCTCAATGGGGGCTAGGGCCGGGCGTATGCACGTTACATTTAGTGAACCCAGATGGGATGGTGAAGATCTTGTACTTGGAATCAAACGAGTAGAGCGCACCATGTCATCACACAATGCTATATAATGGCTTTTGCAGTTAAATGGAAAGGCCAGTACCACAGCTACGACAGACAAGGGCAAGAATCGGCTCTTTTTACTGTTGACATCCTTGACACTAACGGGGGGTTAGATAGCGAAGTAGACTTCAAGGTGAACTCCCTGACCATATCGGGGCAGCCAAACCATGAAGACCACAGATGTACTATTATCAGTACGAAGTGCAGTATGACGATGGTCATTGACAGGGTTGGCGTTGAAGACTTTATAACCAATTTAGCTTTGGCTGATGAGGGGCGATATTGGATTAGGGTTTACAGAGGGGCTACTATGATCTTTATTGGTATGGTCGTGGTAGATGGGGCTTTTATAGAGGATGAGGACTATCCATACTACTTCAAAGTAAACGCGGTTGATGCTCTTTATCAGCTGAAAAACATTGAGGCTACGGCTTCAGATATAGAGTTGACGTATGGATTTTCTGCATTGGATTATATACATGGGTTATTTAAGCTGACAGATCTCCCGGAATTCTATACAACAGAAACCTTCTTGCAAACATACGGAGGGTGGAGGTCAGCCAGTCAGACAGACACAACCGGCAATCCTTTTCTTCTGTACGCAATCCATCGCAAGGCTTTCGATAGGGTGCAAGGCGACAGTGAAAAGAAAACCAAAGCGATAGACGTATTAGATCAGATTTTATTTATCCAGCATAGCCGGATATATTTTAGCAATGGAACTTATCACATCGAGCAGTGGCCATATAGAGCAAACAATACAAGTTTGGAGCGTTGGCGGTATGATATAGACCTTAATGAAATTAGTAACGATACAGGGATAACTGGACTTAATGTAACCTTTGACGGGGTAACACTGGATAGGCTAAGGGGCGGCAGACAGACCTTATTGCATCCATTGAAAGAGGTTAGAATCAAGTACCAACACGATGCGATCAATGACTATTGGGCTTTAGATAACTTCTACACGGTTGGCACAAATTTAACGGAGAATGATGTGCTGGTTGCTACGGCTACACAGAAGCTGTATTGGGGATTTCAGTCGCGTCTGGAAAATTTGGAATATAGCACTACCACAGGCAATGCAAAAGGGGTCATCTTCCGATTTACGATTAAGATCGGTACAAAGTATCTCAAGAAAGTTGTAACCGGTGGCACATTGGCGAACCCTACGTTTGGCCCTATCAGCTGGGAGACATCGCTATCTTATTTTGAGTACGTTTACTATCTGCCTGACTACGCAAAAGAGCCTTTTGTTCAGGCTAATTGGGAAACACCTAACCCACTTGGTAGTGATTTTACAGTAGGCAATAGGTACAATTTTGAAATCAGCATGATCAGCCTGGAGTACCTTGACATGAATGGATCTAGGCAAAGTATTTTGGGCAAATATATTCTTAATGAAAACAGGCTTTTTGCTTACCCTATTGATGGAGCCAATGATGTCACAGAGATCACAGAGACAACTTATTACGCTAAAGGAGCTGCGAGTAACAGTCGCCTTTTAGAAATAGAAACCATAGTAGGTGAAGGCCCTGAGCCGCTTAGTGTAGGTGGCATCCGAGCAAAGGTCGGCTTATTTTGGGAAGGCAATAAAGAGGATTGGGGCAGTAGTAGCAAAAATATCTTACAGCTTCTCGCTAATAGCTATATGGCTTTCCGGAAAAAACCTTGTCACCTGCTGGACACATGGACATGGATAAAGACTTTCTGGAAACCAGCAGAAGTCATCGAATGGGATAGCCGTAAATGGGCTGTCCTTCAGTATAGCTACGATACAATTTCAGAAGAGATCAAAGGCAGATGGATAGAGATTGCTTTTGATGATACCGGATTAACGGAAGACAAGGATGAAGTAAGATTCCAAGGTGATCCGTTCACTCCCGGAGGTGACCCACCAAGCGACCCGGACAGACCAGTTGGTAACGTTGACAAGTTACCAGATTTGGGTACTGAGTACCACGAAGAGTTTGATGATGTGAGTGCATCTTTTGTGACGACTACTACAAGCGGTGTGCTGCCTGATCCTGGAGTTGTAACGGCTGATGCTATCAAGCGCAGGGTAAGTGTTTATGCGTCCGGAGTAAAACAAGGTTATGACAAGCCATTTGGTTACGACATAGACTTTGCTAATGATAGGGTGAGATTTTTAGACCGCAATGGAACAGGTTATAGAAACCTGTTATCTGAGGATGTTGTATTAACTATAAAGCCTTACTAATGAGGATATTATACACAATAGCTTTAACCTTTACTTTAAGTGTTATCTGGGGTCAACAGATCCCCCCTTACTATCTGAAGTCCGATGTGCCTGATGGTCATTTGTTGATGGTATACGATAGTACGGCAACCTTTGTGCCGCAAGATAGCTTAACGGCAAATAGCCCTGTAACGGTAGATAGCTTCGCCTATCTGTCAGATACCCTATATTTCAAATTATCGTCCGATGCCACTATATATAAGGCTCAGATCTTATCAGGAGGGGTTAGTGGCTTGAGTACAGGGGCTATCCAGTTTGGAGGTAGTACAGGTGACCTGCAAGAAGCCCCTACTAAACTTTACTTTGACAGCACCAATGCGAGACTGTATATAGGCTCAAATACAGGCCGTACAGATGCTTTGAACGTGGTCGATGGAAGCGTTGACATATATGATAGTGGCACAGGGTCAAACTACATCCGGATAGGTAATAGCAATAACTATTGGAAGATCGAGCATTTTAATTTCAATCACAGGTTTGCCATAAGTCGTGGTGATACTGATTACCCCTTTGCTATTGACACAGGTAATGGTGGTTATGTGGGTATCCATACGTTAAGCCCTACTGCGCATTTAGATGTCAATGGAGCGGTTAGGATCAGGAGCAACTTGTTTGACTGGAACAATAACTATGCGTTGACGGCTGATAGTGTGCTTCTCGGGACGGGGTGGCAGCCTGTAACCAGTATTCAAGATGGTACAGGGACGGACGACCAGAATATTAGCTTTGGAACTAAGGTTGGAACGGATGTGCCTCTTAGCATAGAAAGCGGTAATGAGATAGAGTTTAGAGAAGGAAGTAATGTAACATTGAATAGGTTAGCAAGTAATTTGTTGGAGATAGAAGCCACAGGTGATGGTACAGGGACAGATGATCAGATTTTAACCTTATCTGGGGACACACTATACATCGAAAGCGGCAATAATGTTGTCTTGAATGATTACAAAGACAATACAGATAACCAAACATTAAACTTCAGTAACACAACAAGGGATTTGACTATTACCGGTGGGAACGTGGTAAACATCCCAATGGCTACTCCTCAGACATTAAGCTACTCAGGAGACACTTTATACATTAGTCAGGGTAATTATGTAGAGATATCTGGAGGCGGCACGGATGATCAGGTAATTGATACGTTTGAGTTATCTGGCACATATTTAAGATTATCGATTGAGTCAGATGGTCAGCCATATAAGTCAGTAGACTTATCTTCTATTCAAGATGGTACAGGGACGGATGATCAAAATATACAGGGGTCATCGTTTAACATAGGCAATGGTGAACTCATTATTGGCATCGAGAATGGATCATCACAGACACTAGATTTGGATGGACGTTATTTGACTGGCGAGGTAGATGGGTCGGTGACCAATGAGTTGCAAACGATAAGCTAC